AGGTATTTCGTGCTTCGGTTCTTCCCAACAATCTTTACGCTTTAGTCCAACAATCCCTATCCTTGCCTCCCGTTCTATTGCCTCAACCATTTCCTTAACCCAATCAAGATAATTAATAACAACATCGTTATCCATCTTTATGCAATGCTGCCCAGGTGTCCGGTGCTTCCAAGCAAGGTTAATCGCTTCTGCCGTTCCAATATTATGCCTATTGGTAATTAGGTTTATGAATCCATCCTCTGCCCATTCAGCAAGGCATTCTTTTGTTTCTTCACATGAGTTGTTGTCTACTACCCAAAAGTCATGGTTCTCAAAAATGTCTTGAGTAAACAAACTAAAAAGAACCCGTTTAGTTAAATCACTTCTTTTGTTTTCCTCGGTATCGTGGACCGCCATTGCGATTAATACTCTGTTCATTTTATTTATTTATAGTTCCACAATGACCGCACTTGCTTTCTTTTGCCTTTGACTTGATGATGGTAATGGTGTACTTCTTATGGCAGTTCTTACACGTTACCCATTTAGGTTGGTACTTCATTGCATTAGTTTATCTATGTGAATATTTCTTTCGTTTAATATCTCCCAAAATTTATCATACACCGAATTTATTGCATCGTATGCATCAAGTTCTTTAAGTTCTGCTTCTGACTTCAACCCCTTCTTTGTGTTGAATATAAATTCATGAATGGCACTGCAAAGGTCTGATGCCTGAACACATCTAAGGTGTTCAATCTTGTCATAGTTATCATCAAGGTCAAAGGTTAATTGTGCTTTCATATAATTGATTCAAATACTTGAGTTCTAAGTTTGTTTACTTTAACTAAGTCAAAGTTTTCTCTGCACCACTGCCCATTCGCAAGTCCTATCTCTTGTCTATAAATAGCATCTTTGACAACTTTTTTAATATTTTCAAACCATCCACCTTGATGACCAACTGGTATTATGTGTGGGCAATCGGAATAAGGTTTGACATTGGATGCGATTACCACCGCATTCTTTGTTGCTGCTTCCAATACTTTAAGGTTAGACTTCATTGAGTTGAACTTTGAATCAACCAACGGAATCAAACAAGCATCTGCCTCATTATAAAAGTTCATGTATTGGTCCACCGGTAACGCACTGCGTATGTACCCATCAACCTTAAAGGCACAAAGGTAATCGTTAATCATTCTACCCCATACCTGCTGTAACTTTTTATCCTCGCTATATCCGCAAAGGATAAACCTTGAATTGTTCTTCGTGATGACATCGGTAGCAACACGCTTCATTGGGTTTTTTAGGATTGCAATATCCTTCTCATGGGTTATTGAACCTGCGTAAATAAACCGAACCTTATCGGATTTGGTCTTTACATCCGTGAACTGGTCCTCTCCGTATGGTAAGGCATTGGGTACAACTATCCAATTCGGGTTAAGTTCACTAACTTGAACCCCTATATCATTGTTTGAGCATATTACTAAGTCTGCTATCTTGATGTGGTCTATAACTTTTTGAGTTGGATATTTGCCATAAAGGATGTGCCAAGCATCAAGATTCCAATAATCGTCAATATCAACTACTAATTTAAACCCGTACTTCTCACGCAGTCTTACCAATTCATCTACCTTCGTTCCTGCAATGTATCGGTTTATAAAAACAATGTCATAACTCTTCGCCAGTTCTTCCTCGGTTAGTACATCGGTCATCATTGCGTAATCCTTCTCAAGATATATGATCGGGTTAAATAACCTATGAAATGAAACACCTGAGTTTCTTTGACCTACTGCTATGATTCTCATCGTTTGGTTTTAAATGGTCTGCCTTTCTTCTTGGGTGCTTCTTGGATAGGTTGCTCAACATTTATGAGTTTACTTGCTTGGTAAACATCCCAGTAATTGCTTAATCGCTTCATCATATCAGCCACACAGTTAGCACACCAAGAAGTTAGAATAAACCCACCATCAAGGTATCTGCGATAAATCTGCTCATACCCCACCAAGATATGCAAAGGTAGGTTCTTCATAAACCCAACCTTAACACACTCAAAGTTGTAGATGTTTTCTTGAATAAACTTTTCATCTTCTTGTGTCATGCGTTTATTTTTTAAAAAATATGTTATTCATCAGGTTACGGAATAGCGGAGCGGATACCCCTGCCACAAATGCCACAAGAACGCAATTAAGGACCATTACGGGCAGCAAGTACAAAGCAATGGCTACATACACCGAGAGGCACATATTGCAGTTAAACGGCTTAAAATTGACTTTCAAGCGTTCCGGCAGTCTTGCCATGTCTATGAGATAGAAAACTGAAAAAAGGGATGCGATTACAACTTTAAGTAGTAACATGGTTTTTGATTTTATATTTAAGAAGTGTTTTGGTTTTTTTAATTGTTTTCATAAGGGAACGATAAGGAATGCCAGTTTCCCGTGAAAGAGACATTATGTTTTGCCCGTTCTCGGAATATAACCTAAGTATTTCAAGTTCGTACCAATGAAGAATCTTTAGTGAGTTGTTTAGTTTTATAGTTATCTCATCCGTTTGGAGGTTATCGCTTGAATCGGGTGTATCGTGCTTCTCGGTCCATTCGGTGAAGGTTCGCCTAAACTTGTTAAAGAAGGTAGACCTATCGGATTTAATCATTGAGAGCATTGTGCGGACCAGGTAAAACTTTACAAACCCGTTTTGATGCATAGACAAAAACTTTGCCTCATCCATCTCACAAAGTACCATGAACATCTCTTGTCGTAAGTCATCCTGCAACTCAATGGGTTGCATCTTTTTAATAGCATTATCTATATCCTTGTCGGTGTATAGACTGTGGATGATATCGTTTTTGGTTATTGCCATTCGGTTAAAGTCGGAATGCCTTTATTGTCTGTTGCAAGGTAGCACATACATCCTGCATTCTTTGCTCTATTAAGAAAAACTATTTGATAATCGCTTAATTTATCCGCAATAGTCTTTACCTCGCAATATACCGCCTTGCCCGTTGTCTTGTGAAATCCCGTAATATCTGCAACCCCTCGCTCCCCAATAAATTTCCTTCCTGGGATAGATAAGTTATTGTTCCTCCAAACATAGCACCCCAGTGCTTCCAACTTAATCAGTGCATACTTGGTAATCATCCCTGCGGTCAAGTCCATTATTCTTAATTTAATTTTCAAAAAGCCTCTATCGCTTTAAATATTTGATAAACAAGTTGTGGAACTACTGCATTTCCTCCTGCTTTGATAGTTTCTTTTCTCCAATTAGAAAAGGTAGTTCCGTCCAATTCTTTGGAAAACCCATCACCTCTAAATACCTTTCCTGTACCTCGTTTAAGGGAACTCCATTGTGAAGCATCATTTCCTGTAAACTCATTTGGTGGGTTAGTAGACGATTTTTGTTTGTGTCTAAATCTATCACCGACTGTTTCCAATCTATAGCCTGAGGCGTAGGCAACAAACCAAATCCGATCCCTTCTGTGTGGTGCGTTAACGGCACAAGCTGGAAGTAAAAACGGTGTAACTTCGTAGCCTTCAGCTTCCAAGTCAGCTTGCACTTCATCGAATACCACCCCTCCATTCCAATTAGTAAGTCCGCGAACGTTTTCGCCCACAACCCAACGCGGGGAAATTTCTCGAATTGCTCTAAGCATTTCCGGCCAGAGATGGCGGTCATCTTCTTTTCCAAGTCGCTTGCCTGCTGATGAGTAGGGTTGGCACGGAAAGCCTCCGCTGAGAACATCAATTCTGTTTGCATATTTTGTAAAATTAGATTTTTTTATGTCGGTAAATAATTCTGCTTTAGGCCAGTAATGATGTAAAACTTTTTGTCCAAAGTCATTCCATTCACAATGAAATTTGTTTTCCCATCCCATCCATTCGGCTGCTAAGTCAAAACCTCCGATGCCGCTAAATAAAGAACCATGTGTCATCCTCTGTTTATTAGTTTTGTAAAGTAATCAGCAACCGCCATCCGATAACATTGATGCTCCATGTAGTCATCATCACGTATTTTGTTTTTAATATCGGTCTTGTATTGTGGAGAACCTTCAAACATTTTAGCAGTCATTGCGTTTAAGACCTTCTCATATGTTTCCGATGGGTTGACAATGATTCTACCTTGCTTGTGAAGAATATGAAACACATCAACCCCGAAAACAATGCTATCCCATTGGCGAAATTGCTTAAAGCAATCAAAGGCATTTTCTATCTTTTCATCATCCGTTACGAATCTTGGATTCCACTTGCTTTCCTCTACTGGTTTAATCTCATTAAGTTTCTGCATCCCATACCTTGCAAATGCTCTAAGGATTCTGTGCAGGTATATCATTGAGAAGTTCTGATAGGTTTCAGCGTCTATGTCAAGTTTACCTTTGGCAGCAAGGTCAAAAGCAATGGACAGTTCCCCGACCTTGATATTGGGGTATTCATCCATGATGGACTTGTACATGATCAACAGGTCTGCATTGTTTGGCATCTTGTCTGCCTTTACACCAAGTTTCTGCATACCGTTGATTAGTTCATCAATAACCAACCCAGTGCTAAGAACCGATATCGGTTGTGATGTTCTTGATAGTTTAAACCTTTCAAGGTCTAATTCCTCGGAGTTGGTCAATCTGCTCTGCATACTCATGGAGTTCTGCTCTGCGTTGAGCGTAGATGTCAGTGTTTGATTTAGTGGTATTAACATGTGATTTATAGTTTTTAGAGTTTTTAATCCAGTTTCTTGATGCTGCTTGCCAGTCCTTCATCGGGTTCTTGCCTACCTTCCACCCATTGCTTTCGTAGTAATTAAAGAATCCTTCTGCTTCTGGCAATGCACCAAGTTCTTCATAATAGTTCTGTACTTGGAATAATTCGGGACGTATAAAAGATACTTTACTTTCTTTTACTTTACTTTCCTTTACTTTACTTTCCTTTATTTGCATTGCATCGGCATTGCATTTGCTATGCATTTGCATTGCATTTGCATCAGATTCAACCTTATCCCATCTTTTCTGTGCTGCAACTCTTGCTCTTTGTGTCTTTTCAATGTAAGGTTGAAGGTAGTAAATCTGCTTTATGCTAAAAAACATCTCACTTGAATCAACCTCAAATAAACCATAGTTACAAATAACTACTCTTACCTTCTGCTCACTTGTTCCAAATTCATTGGCAAGTAAGTCTATGTCTGATGTCGGGTACTTGTAGTCATTTTGCTCTCTAAGCACTTCCAAAAGCATAAAGTAAATAGCATAACCCTCAAGACCTAATTCTAACCTCATCCGCATAATCTTTCTGTCATGCCGTGAGTTTGCGAAATGCGGAAAATAAAAAGCATCTTTTTTCATAAAATAAAAAAAGGGAAACCAGGTGTAGTGTGTTTACCCGATTCCCCATTTATGTCTGTACTTACAAACAAGCATCTGCACACTACCTCAAATGCTTGTCGACTTTGCGAAGATACAAAATTATTCATTATTGGTATCTTTTTTCTTTACTCGGACCGCATAGGTTTTGCCATCAATCCTGCTGATTACCTTTCTCCCAACCTGCCTGAGGTCTGAAATACGATTCGGAGCATACCCCATAAAGTTGCATACACACTTACCCGACCTAAAGGTAACCGCCTTTGATCTTCGTTCGTTTATGTCATTAATGCTAAGGTCATAGACAAGATACTCAACCGCATTCTT